CCTAAAAGATCTGGACTTAGAAACTCACATTGTGTATATAAATCTAATGGAGATTTTGTTATTGGTGAGCCTGTTAGGATACGTTTGTATGCTACTTGTTTCCCTAGTTTACAAATGTTTCTTGTTCTTTTTGCTGATTTGTTTTTTATTGTCGTGGATTCATCTAGAATCCAAAGCATCTTCTTCCCATGACGATTAATTAATTTTGATATTACATCCACTCCACTTTTGTGACTCAATGCTTCAACATTAATTAAGAACCATTGTATCTTACCTTTACCATAAGTTTTTTTATCTTTGTGTACACTTATTGTGTAATCAGTATGTGAGTGAACATCTATTTCTTTAATCCAATTTCTATAAACTGAATTAGGCGCAACAACCATGACGTGCGTAATAGAATTTGTAGAATATAAATAGTTTGCATTATCAATTGCAACTTTAGTTTTGCCTGTACCCATCTCCATAAAATAAGCATAAGCTCCCCACTTGGCACCTTGTTTTAATGCTGTTCGTTGATGATCAAAAGGTTCAGTTTTATATTCAAATTTCATTTGTCCCATCAATATATTTTTTTCTTGACGATGTCAAATTATTAGAATACATGGTACTCAAGGAGGTCATTATGGACTTAGAACAACTATCGAAAAACATAACTATCGATACAAGCGTGTCGCAAGACATTGCTGAACTATGTAATAAGCTATTGGACATTCAGAAGGAAGTAACAACGCTAGAAGACAAACTAAAAAAGAAAAAAGAAGAAGAGTTGAAGCTTTCCGAATCGGATATCCCTAACTTAATGCAAAAAGCTGGTGTAGCACAAATCAAACTTACGGATGGTTCCTCAGTAGAGATTAAACCATTCTATGGTGCGAGAATACCTGCATCCAGAACAGAGGAAGCTTTTGATTGGTTACGTGAAAATAATTTTGCGGATCTAATTAAAAACAATGTAACATTAACTTTTGGTCGTAACGAAGACAATTCAGCAAAATCGTTGGTTGACGAATTACGAAATAAAGGGCATAATGTTAAACAAGCCGAAAAGGTAGAACCAATGACTCTCAAGGCGTTCGTTAGAGAACAAATTGAAAAAGGGAAAGACGTTCCATCCGATTTATTCGGTGTTTATGTAGCAACAAGAACAAAAATAACAACGAAGGAGTAAACATGCAACTAAAGCAAGATGCAGCTAACAATGTAGCTGTGAAAAAAGAAGCGGGTGTTCCAACGCAATTTAATTTGGAAGAGTTAGCAGGACAAGGACAAGAGTTCGTGACTGCAAGGGATACTAAACTCCCTATCTTAAAAATCCTTTATAGCAATTCACCAGTACTTGACGAGTCAGATGGCAAGTATATTGAGTCTGCTAAACAAGGTGACATTTACAACGAAACATCTGGAAATCTTTTTAAAGGAAAAGAAGGATTAATTGTTGTGCCATGTTTATATATAAACACTTTCAATGAGTGGAAAGATAGAGGTGATAGTCCAGGGAGACCTGTGGGTATTCACAATGATCCTGCGATCATGTCTCAAACAAGTAGAGGCGATGATGGTAAAGATAGATTAGAAAATGGAAACTATATCGAAGATACAGGGAACCATTTTGTATATATCTTGGACAAGGATTATTTGCCGGTCGAGACCGCACTAATCTCTATGAAATCTACTCAAAAGAAAAAGAGTAAAACCTGGAACTCTATGATGCAGAGTCGTAGATTAAAAGGTAAAAATGGTTTCTTTACTCCACCGTCTTGGGCAACTGCCTATAGACTAAAGACCACTAAAGAAAGTAACTCACAAAACTCTTGGTACGGTTGGGTTGTCGAATTTGATAGCTATCTAGACGATCCAAAATTGTCGGGCACATTAGAGTCGACAAGAGCGTTTTATGAGACCGCTAAGAAAAGCGATATCTTTGGTAAGGTAGACTTCGGTAAAGATGGATCTGCTGATGTTAAGCAGGTTGAAAGTCAAAGTACACCGTTCTAATGCAAAAAGAGTTACTTCATTTATTTGAAGGCGACTCTTCCCAGTTCATCACCATCTCTCTGACGGGGGAGATGGATGAACGGGGTAAGAGAAAAGCTGACTACCTCACGATCCACGAACCAGTCACAGAAGAACTGTGGAAGGGTCATGTGGATGGTAAAAAACAAATAGGGGTAAGACCGGAAAATGGGGATAAGCTTAAATGGTCTTGCATAGATATAGATCCAGCTAACTACAAAGAATACACGTCTAAAAAATACGTAGACATTATTAAAGATTTTAAACTACCATTACTGCCTGTTAAATCTAAGTCAGGTGGATTACATTTATTTATATTTTTTTCAGATTGGGCAGACAAACAAAAAGTAAAAGAAAAACTAGAAGAGATTAACAAAGAATACTTTTTATCTAAAGAAGTATTTCCATTGAATAAAGCAGTAGGGATGCCTTACTTTAATGCTAATGCTGCAGTCGAATATGCATTTGATGATACTAACACACCTTTAATGTTAGGTGGTTTTTTAGAATTGGCAAAAAAGAAAACTATTACTCCTAAAGATTTTTTTAATTACAAAGTAACTGAATACAATGCAGAGACAGATTGGAGAGACTATCCACCTTGTGTACAAAAAGTAATTCAAGAGGGTTGGTCTGGAGATAGAAACAGCATGTTGTTTAACGTTTGTGTTACTGAAATGAAGAAAGCAGAAGGTAACCTTACTGTAAAACAATTAAAAGATATTGCTTGGGAAAGACAAAAACAAATATTTGCAACTCACCCTAAAGGTGTTTTAAAAAGAACTGAAAGCGATGGCACTGCACAGTCAGTACATACAAAAGGATACGAATACTTTTGTCCACCTAAACATATGTTTGTAGCTCCTATATGTGATAAAGAAACTTGTAAGCTTAGAAAACTTGGAATCGGTACTCAAGCACCAGATATTAAAAATGAATTTACAGATCTAACTTACACAGAAGATTCAAAAGGTATTTTATTTGAGTGTGATTTTAGAGATAAACATATTACATTTAAACCGGAAGACACTAAAGATGAGAAATCATGGCGTGTGTGTTTAGCTAAGTACAGAATCTTTTGGCTTACTTTACCTAGACCTAAAAAGGGACCTAGTCCATTTGAGTTATTAATGAAGCATCTATTAGAAAGTGCTGTAGAGAATACTGCATTTAAATACGAAGATACAGTAGAGGAAGAAAAATATAATACACTTAAAATATTCTTTGAAAGTACAATTGAACAAGATGATTTTACTAAACTTAAAGATGGTTACACAGTACTAGATAGTAAGGTAAACATTTGTTATTTTAAACGTAATACACTTGCAGATTTTTTAGGTAGACGTAAAACTCCATTTAACACTGTTAACCAAGCAGTTAGACTACTTAAATGTGAAAAACATGATTTCTTTGAAGGTGAGCGTAACGTCTGGTATGTTACTATGCCTGATTTTGTTAACCACCAAAAGATAAAACCAAAAAACAATAACCAAGAAGAACTTAGTGAGATGGATGATGAATACCACGCAAAATTTAGGGCTCCAGAAACAAAAAAAGATACACAACAAAACAATTAAAATCTTTGGTCCTCCGGGAACAGGAAAGACTTGGACGTTGATTGAAAGGGTTGTTAAAAAATATCTTAAACAAGGTACTGATCCAGAGAAGATTGCTTTTATATCTTTTACTAACAAGGCAGTAGATACAGCTAAGATAAGAGCTCTAGAAGCTTTTCCTAATTTAAATTCACAATCATTTTCAAGATTTAGAACATTACACTCATACTGTAGAAGATACTTTGAGGAAGAAATATTTGATACTAAGGACTGTATGATCGATTATGCATTAACTAATAGTTTTGTTAAAAGATCAGATAATAGATTGTCTCAAGATAATTTTACTTATGTTGATTGGTCCTTAGGTGTTTACGATAAATCAAGAAACTTATTAGAGGATCCAATATTAGTTTATAAAAAAGAGTCACAAAAGAAAGAATCCCTTGATGTATACACTAGGAAGATAAGTACTTACGAACATTATAAGACAGGCGGAGGTGAGAAATCTTTTTTAGATTTTACAGATATGATTGAAAGAGCGTTACATGAAGTAGAGTTTCCAGCATTAGATGTATTAATACTAGATGAAGCTCAAGATTTTACTCCATTACAGTGGTCTTTAATTTATAAAATGTCTGAGAATGTAAAGAGAATTTATTTAGCAGGAGATGATGATCAAGCTATCTATCAATGGAATGGTGCAGATACAAATTACTTTACTAAGTATTTTCCAGGTCGAAAAGTAGTATTACGTAAGACTAGAAGATTTGGTACTGCAATACACCAGTTCTCACAAATAGTTCGTAAAGGTATATTAGATAGTGTTGATAAGGAGTTTGAACCTTTAGTCAAAGACGGGACTGTTAAGAGATATTTAAGTTTTAAAGAAATACCTTTTGAAAAAGATGATGGTAAATGGTTTTTACTTGGAAGAATACATACAACAGTTAATGAATTAAAAGCGTTAGCAAAAGATGCAGGGATATATTTTTCAGATAACAAGGGTCGTAAGTCATTTGATCAGAATCAATGGATAGCTATTAAAGCCTGGACAGCTATCTCTAATGGTAAAGAGATTATGAAAAAAGAAGCTGAGGCTATGTATAGATACATTAGACAAGTAACTGACTCTGATTATAGAACTACTAAGTTTTGGTCACAGCAACCGGATTATACTAGATATAACTTCACGGCTCTAAAAGAATGGTGTGGTTTAGATCTTCCTGACGAAGCACAAAGTAAACAATGGTGGTGGATCCTTAGACGTAACTTCAAACCAAGACAAGTTATTTATTTTTTAAGATTACTGAGAAGATATAAACAAGATAAGTTAAACGGTAACCCTAATGTTATAATAGATACAATACATTCTGTTAAAGGAGATGAGGCTAATCATGTATTACTTTATTCAAAAGCGAATTGGCCTGCAAGTTATAGACATAAAAACAATGAAGAAAAATCAAATGAAAAGAAAGTTTGGTATACAGGAGTAACACGAGCAAGAGATAGCCTACATTTATTAAGTACTGATTATAAATATCATTACCCGATTGGTGAAGATTATCTTGTGTATTTACAAGGAAACAATTAAAAGGAGAGGTATGGAAGTAAAAAAAGAACCAAAATTAAGAATATTATCATTAGGAGCTGGTGTACAAAGTTCAACAATGGCCTTGATGGCTGATGCAGGAGAGTTTGGAGTTAAACCTGACGCAGCGATCTTCGCAGACACGGGATGGGAACCTGCGCCGGTGATAGAGCACCTTGAGTATCTTAAAAGTGTTCTAAGTTACCCTGTACACATTGTTAAGAAAGGTAATATTCAAGATGACATACTCACGGCTCTCGGACCAGGCGGTAACCAATTTGCTTCTGCTCCATTCTATACACTAAACGAGAATGGTAAAAAAGGAATGGGTCGTAGACAATGTACTAGAGAATACAAGATAACTCCTATCGCTAAAAAAATAAGAGAATTATGTGGTCTTGTACCTAGACAAAGGTTTCCTAAAACAGAACATATAGAAGTATGGGTAGGTATATCAACAGATGAAATTATGCGTATGAAACCATCACGATTTTGGTGGCAGAAAAATGTATGGCCATTGATTGATAAGAAAATGTCTAGGGAAGATTGTCTAAAATGGTATGAAGGTAAAGGTTTTAAAATACCAGTTAAATCTGCTTGTATTGGTTGTCCTTTTCATGATGATAATTTTTGGATAGATATGAAAAATAACAGACCAAAAGAATTTGCATCTGCTGTAGAATTTGATAAAAAGATGCGTATGCACAACCCAAAAGTAAAAAACTTTGTACATAGAAAATGTGTACCCTTAGATGAAGTAAAGTTTAAAAACGATGAGGGTCCTGATTTATTTAACAATGAATGTGAAGGGATGTGTGGAGTATGACGCATAAAGATATGTTTGATAGTTCCTTTCCACAAGATAAGCAGGTTGGAGGAAATCATTACAAGGGGTTTCATATACAGCCTTATGAGTTTATCTCAAAGAATGACTTATCTTTCTTCCAGGGTAATGTAATTAAATATGTTTGCCGTTACAAAAACAAAGCAGGTATACAGGATCTAGAGAAAATAAAACATTA